GGGCAAGAAGCCTCTGCCGCCAGCGCCGAAGCCTGACCCAAAGGCCGAACGGGATATGCACCACATCAAACGCCGCGCCGAAACAACGATGCGGGTTCACGATAGGGGAAAAACATGAGCGACAGACTTTCAGCCGTCGAGGCATCAGAGCCTGGGCCAGACCCAATCGCCGAGGTAGAGCAAGCCCTGCTCGGGGCCATCCTGGTCAACAACAAGGCGATCCACCGCGTTCCATCCATCTTACCGGAACACTTTTTATTCGCCGTTCATGGCCGGGTGTTTGAGCATTGCAAGCGCCTGATTGATCGTGATGCCACAGCTACGCCGGCACTCTTGGTCCCATACTTTGAAGCCGATGATGGTCTGGCCGAGGTCGGCGGCACACAGTACCTCGCCAACCTTTCGGCGGCAGCGACAACGATCATCAACGCCAAGGATTACGGTGACGCCATACACGAAGCTTGGCTGCGGCGTCAGTTGACAGATATTGCCATGGATATCACCGAGGCCGCGGCAGCGCCCCTGTTGGGCACCACGGCCTTATCCTTCATCGAAGAGGCCGAGCGTGCCTTGTGGAAGCTGGCGGCGCACGGTGGCGGTGTTCAGGCGACGGCGAAGGCTGAAACGTCGTTTGACGAGACTGTGGCCGAACTCGACGCCACAATTGCCCTTGATGGTGCGTTGCCCGGTGCGCCGACCGGCATCCGCGAGCTTGACTATGCAACGGGCGGGCTGCGAAACGGGCGTTTGACGTTTATCGCCGGTCGCCCCGGTATGGGTAAATCCGCCCTCGCCATTAGTTTGGCCGAAGCCGCCTCTATAACGCGCCCGGTTTTGTACTTATCCGGCGAAATGCCGCACGTTGAGTTAATGCAGCGTATCATTGCCGCCCATTCTTGCGTTCCCTACGAGGACATAAGCCGTGGCCGGGTAAACAGCGCCCAACGGGCCACCATCGCCTCACACCGGGCCGCGATCGCATCCCTAGACCTAACCGTTCAACCCCTTGTGAACATGACCGCCGCCAACATCGCGGCCCGCGCCCGGCGCTTCATTCGCCAGCATCCCGGCGGCATCATATTTGTCGATCACATCGGCCACGTTAAAGCGGAAAACCCGCGCGCCAACCGCGTTCACCAGATTGAGGAAACCACCGGGACGCTGAAAGCCTTGGCCCTGGATGCCGATATCCCCGTGGTCGCCCTGTCGCAGCTTAACAGGGGCGTTGAAAACCGCGACGACAAACGGCCAAGCCTTGCCGACCTGCGCGACAGCGGATCAATCGAACAGGACGGCGACTTGATTATTTTCGTTTACCGCGAGGCGTACTATGAGGCGCAGCGCCGGCCAAAAGACGCAATGGCGGCGGCGGAACACGACACCGACCTAAACGCCTTAAGCCGCACAATGGAGTTACTTATTCGCAAGAACCGTTCGGGCCAATCGCCACGCGACCTTGAGGTCGAATGCGACCTTCCGACGAACAGGATCGGCGGGCGGGCGTCGGTAGACGCGGCGGAAGGAATGGAATAATGGTTTTACTCGGAGGCGGTATAGCAATATACTTGGCCTTGGCCGGGGCAGCGAGGATGCATCCTCCGTTGGTGCCTTACACACCGACACCCCGCGCCTAAACCAACAGCTTGTAAGGAGCAAATAATGACAGTTTCCCTATATAGGCACTTCGACGGCGACGGCGAATTATTGTACGTCGGAGTTTCGCTAAATGCCGTCAATCGGCTATCACAACACAAGGTTGGTTCGGGCTGGGCGGGTGAAATTAAGCGTGTGGACATAGATCATTACCCGACGCGAGAGGAGGCACTAGAGGCAGAAACCAACGCAATCGTTGATGAAAACCCGCTACACAATATCCGAAAGAAAGTGAACGGGCGCGGCCCGGAATATGAACCCTACGACCTAGAACACCGTATTTCCCAAGCCGTGCAATCGGAAAACGCAATAGTTAAAAACCTTGTGGAATTTGACCCGCTGTATACCGCACCACAAGCTGCGAAACTCCTAAAAATCAGCACCACAACATTGAAGGCGTTGGCGGTGGAGGGAAAGATTGGGTATATTGTCACCAGCCGTTGCATGAGAAGATACAAAGACGGGCGGAGGGTTGAAAACGTCACTCGGGTTTTCACTGGCTGGCAAATTATTGAGTATATTGAGAACCTCCAAGCCACCAAAGGGGAGGATGGTAATGGTTGATTTTTACCAACATAACATCCCCGATTGGGAAGACGGCACCAAGGAAATGACCTTTGAACAAGAAGCATTCTATAGAAAGTTATGCGACCAAATATACAGTTTCACCGATGAATTACCCGACGACGATCACCTCGTTTCCCGCCTCACAAAGTTGTCTGTTCGGAAGTATCGAAGCCTGAAAAAAGACCTCTTATTGATGGGCAAAATAGACATCATTAACAGCCTAATTCGGAACCGAAGATGCACCGCCGAAGTCACCAAAATTCTTTCCATTTCTGATTTAATGAGAGAAAAACAGGCGAAAAGCGTGAGTAAACGCAGACTTAATAAAGAAAACAAAAAGCCGAACGATGGGGAATTATCCAACGAAAACAACGAAACGACGGTTGCTGGCGCAATTGCTAACTCGGGAACTAGTGACTTTCCGTTACTACGTAACGGCCATGATGAACCTAAAAAGACAATCCAACTCGGCTCCGAAGAATACCTATTTCATCGCGGAAAACAGGTCTTTGGAAAAAGCGCCGGCGGGCTGATTTCAAAACTCTTAAAATCAAAGGCCGGGCTGGTAGCCGACGCAATCGCAGCCGTCGAACTCGCAGCCGGGAAACAAAACCCGTGTGAATGGATTGGCGGCGCGCTCAAACACGATGGCGTCAACGGCCAAAAACGAGGCTTCGGGGAATACCACGATATTTTCTACGATCCAAAGCACCCCGCTTGGAAAGACCTACCATTCCCCGGCGAAGATCGGCGCGACACAATGAAACGGCTCGGCTTCGTCCCGGCGGTCCATACCGACAAAGTATTATTTCATATGCTCAAGCCGCAGGACGGCTTCGATCAACAGCCAAGCCCATACTCGAAAGGATTGATGTGATGACCGACGAACTACCGCCGTATATCTCCGTCCACGATGTCCGTCACGTTGCCGAGGCGATCACCGTTCTATTTGACACCGAAGATGGCCTGACCTACGAAGACCTCGCCCGCGCAGCACTCGTCGCATACTACGCGGCGCGCTCAGACCTGTTCAAAAACCCATCGCTCATGTCACTGGTCATCGCCAGCCTCACCAAGCGCCTGGGCGGCAAGGTCAAAATCCAACAGCACGAACTCGACCACGCTGCACAATCCGCGCTGCATTCCAGGATGGATGAAACTGAGACACCGGCGACACTCGACCTCATGTTGTCATCCATCATCACACTCCCAGACGAAGCAAGGACAATCCAATGATCCTCACCGAAGACGAAGCGAAAACGAAAGAATGCCCAAAACTTTGGCCGGGTTACGCCACACTGTTAGCCGCTGAAAACACCCACGACATTTCACTACCGAATTGCTGCGCGTCCAAGTGCATGGCATGGAGGTGGTATGATGCGGAGTATTTTTCGCCTCGACGTGGTTATTGCGGCTTCGCCAGTAAGCCATCAAAGGAAACGTAATTTGCGCGGGCATGGTTAGTGTTTGGATAGCGCCTCACCATGCCCTGGACACCGAGCCGGGCGGTGGCGCAGAACCCGGCACATTTGCAACAGGCCCAAGTTCGGGGTAATATCCGCGCCGTCTAAACTAGACGAGGACAGAAATTGGCAACTGGTCGAAAAACCGGCGGTCGGCAAAAGGGAACGCCGAACAAGGTCACCACAGAACAGCGCGAGAAAATCGCGGCGTCGAAGATGGGGCCAATCGAATATATGCAGAAGGTTCTCAATGATACTGAAAGCACCGATGCGGATCGCAAGTGGGCGGCGGCAACTCTCGCGCCATATGTCAGCCCGAGACTCCAGGCCGTCCAACACGCCGGCAGCATCGACAGCACCGTGACGCACGAACAAGCCCTCGAGCAATTACGCAAGCCCGGCGAACGTGATGCTGTTGCAGACAACTTGAAACAAAGGTCGGTCCATTGAGCAAGCTGGTCGTATTCGCCGGCGCCCTGGCCCTGCTTGCCGTCGTCATGCTCGGCCACTGGTTTTTATGTGTTTGACATGGCCGCCCAATTTGCTATCGTGAAACCTCGTCTCCCAGACGAAACGCGCCGGCTCCCCCCGGCGCACCTCCCTTCGACTGACCCGGCGTTGATCCCCTATCGCGCCGGGTGTTTTTTTTAACATGAGCGTCCAGGCAATCCCCGAAGATGAACTCGAAATCCGCGAGACGTTGCGCGATGACTTCCCATGGTACGCCGAAAGCTGTTTGCGGATCAGGCCGAAGGAGGGCGGTGTCATCCCGTTCGTCCTCAACGAAGTTCAGCACATTGTCCACAACAGGATTGAACGCCAGCGAGAGGAAACGGGCCGGGTCCGCGCTCTGATCCTGAAAGCCCGACAGCCTGGCATATCGACCTATGTCGAAGGGCGCTACTACCACAAGGTCACGCACACAAAAGGCTATAGAGCCTTCATCCTCACGCACAAATCAGACGCCACTGAAAACCTCTTCACTATGGCCGAGCGGTTCCACGATAATTGCCCGCTCAAGGTCAAGCCTCTGACAGGAAAGTCCAATAACCGAGAGCTGGAATTTCTCACCCTCGACAGTGGCTACAAGGTCGGTACGGCCGGTGCCCGCGGCGTGGGACGCTCCGAAACTATCCAACTGTTTCACGGCAGTGAGGTCGCCTTTTGGGAGAATGCCGCGGACCATGTGGCCGGCGCGCTGCAAGCGGTGCCAGACCAGGATGGAACAGAGGTAATCCTGGAAAGCACGGCCAACGGTCTGGGCGATCTGTTCTACAATATGTGCAAGGCGGCAGAGCGAGGTGAGAGCGAATATCAACTGATCTTCGTCGCCTGGTTCGACCACGCGCCATACCGCGCCGAGGCACCAGAGGGATGGAAAGCACCTGAGGCATTCCGAGAGTACGGCGAACTGCACGACCTCGATGACGATCAGATATTCTGGATGCACCGGACCAACCAGGCGCTGGCGCAATCCGCTGGCTCGCCCGATGATTTGATCTGTTGGCTGTTCCGTCAGGAGTACCCGGCGACGGCAGAGGAAGCATTCCAGACCGGCGGCGACGAGACATTCATCCACTCGGACTGGGTCTATGCTGCGCGCAAGAACACGGTCAAGCCGGGCGATCTGCCCATCGTCCTGGGTGTTGATGTGGCCCGCGGCGGTGATGACAAAACCCGCATCATCGATCGACAGGGCCGGCGTCTCGGAGGTCATATCAACCGCACCCTGGACAGCGATGACACGATGCATATTGCCGGCGTGGTATCGAAAATCATTGACGAAGTGAAGCCATCCAAAGTAAACATCGATGTGACCGGCGTTGGGGCCGGTGTCGTGGACCGGCTGAAAGAAACTGAGGATAAACGCTTGATCCAAGCAATAAACTTTGGCGGCAAGCCCATCGACAATGTCCAGTGGGCAAACAAGCGCGCCGAAATGTGGGGCGCTCTCCGCGATTGGCTGGCCGACCCGGCCGGCGTTGACATCCCCGACGAAGACGCCATGCACACTGATTTCTGCTCCGTCATTTGGGGCAAGGGCGCAACCCGATACAACTCAAATTCCCAAATCATTCTGGAACCTAAAGACCACATCAAAGAACGGCTGGGCTTCAGTCCCGATGCCGGCGATGCGGCGGCGTTAACCTTTGCCACGCCGACACCGGCGAAGCGCAAAACCCTGGAATACGAAACCGATGGAAGGCAGTTCACATGAGCAAGGAAACCGGAATTTACTATGCGAGCGGCGCCGACGAGGCCCACGTCGCCAAGGTGTCCGCGGCTCGGGCCGAGGCCGACGCGTTCAACCAGAAGGCTCTCGAAAAGCTTCGCGCCTGGGACACTGAAATGGAACACGCCGACGTTGACGAAAGCACCGGCAAGATGTTCAAGGTCAAGAAGCCCTGCATGTTCAAATCGTCGTTGACGGTCTATGTCGATGGCAAGCTGGCGAAGTCTGCCATGGCGGCTGGCACCATCCTTTCGGTATCGACCAAGAAGCCGAAGAAGGCGAAGGCACCGAAGGCCGATCCGGTCAAGGCGTCAAAGAAATGAGCCAACTGGAATTCCGCACGAAGATCAGAACGCTGCAACAGCAAGTCGGCTTGATGGTGCAACAGATTGACCGGCTCGAGGCTTGCATTCAGGAACTGAACCCCGGCTTGGTCATGCCGCCAGTGTCCAGCGACATCATTTCGCCCGAAGCCCTGGCCGCGGTTGAGAGTGGCGCGGTTGCGAGCGCGAAGGATTATGTCCCGCCACAGGACGGCAACAACGCGGTGGAGGGCATGGACCGCAACAACCCCGATGGCCTGACGCCGATCCTTCCTGGCGATGCCCCGGCGCCGGCCAGCCCCGTCTACTCCAAGAAACACATGGGTTTCGGCCGGTGGGTGATCATGGTCGATGGCGAGGTAAATACGCGGATGATCGGCGACCACGGCCAGAACCCGCAGCCTGGCGAGGAAACGGACAAGAAGCCCGACCAACGCTGGTGGACGAAGGATGGCGCGGACGAAATGATCGAGGCCATGGCGTCCGAGGATAGGATGCGGGCTGGTGAGAAGGCTGCTTGATGGCAAGCGCCAAGCCCACTCCGATTGATGACGATGCCTTAAGGTCAATCGTCGCCGCGGAGATAACATCGGCCGTTGGGTATCAGGAAGGCACGATTGCCACCGAGCGCGCCCTGGCGCTGAAATATTACAGATCAGAACCGTTTGGGAACGAAGTCAAAGGCCGGTCGAAGGTCGTGATGTCCGATGTCCAGGACACCGTCGAATGGATCATGCCGAGCCTGATGCGGATATTCCTGTCGGGTTCCACGGCCTGCAAGTACAAGCCGAGCGCCGAGCAGTACGAAGAACAATGTGAGCAGATGACGGACTACGCGAACCACGTTGTCTTCGAGCAGAACGATGGTTTCTCGACAATCTATTCCTGGTTCAAAGATGCGCTGATCCAGAAAAACGGAATGGTCAAAGTCTTCTGGTCGGAGGAAGAGAAATCCGAGCGGACGAACCACACTGGCCTGACCGAAGACGAACTGATTTATATGCTCTCGCAACCTGTCGAGGGCGAAATAAAGGTCACCCAATCACGCGAATATGCCGGCGAGGCAGACGGCAGCATTGTCCCGATGATCGATGAAGCGGGCCAGGCCGTGCTTGATGAAATGGGTTCGCCCATGATGATGGAAGCGCCGCCGCCGCAGCTTGTCGATGTGACGCTCGAGCGGACCTGGACGCACAAGCAAATCGGCATCGAGGGTCTGCCGCCCGAGGAATTTATCATCAGCCGCGAAGCCAGGTCGATGGATCACGCCCGCGTCAAGGGCCACCGGATGCGGAAGACCGTTTCATGGTGCGTCGAGAATGGCTTTGATCGCGAGCAATGCGTCAACCTGTCCACGACCAACCCGACATATTCCCTGTTCAATACCGAGGCCGTCGCCAGGCGAACGCGAGAGAATGAACTGCCGCGGTCCTCAACGGCGATGGATGAATCGACGCGGGAAGTCGATATCGTTGAACTCTACATCGATGCCGATCGTGACGGTGATGGCTTTGCCGAACAACTGCAAATCTTTGTTGGCGGCGATGGTCACGAAATCCTGAAAAAGGCCGATGGCGAAATGGCTATCGAGCGCATCGATGTCGATCAGCCTTTCATCGATTTGACGCCGATCCCCATGCCGCACGTTTTCTTCGGCCGCTCGATGTTCGACCTGGTCGGCGATCTACAATTGATCAATTCCATTCTGTTGCGCCAGGTTTTGGATAATTCCTATGGCATGAACAACAACCGGGTGGCGATCAGCAACAAGGTCGATCTGGATGACTTGCTTGTGCAGCGGCCCGATGGCGTGGTTCGCGTCGATACCGACATGCCCGATGCCGGCGGTCACATCATGCCGATGCCTGTCCAGCCGCTTGGTCAGTTCATCTTCCCGACCATGGAGTTTATGAAGACGGTCGGCGAACAGCGCACAGGCGTCATTCGTCTAAGCCAGGGTCTGGATGCCGAGACGCTTGACGACACCATGGGCGGTCAGGCCAAGCTAATGCAGCAAGCCGCGCAGCGCGTGGAACTGATTGCCAGGGTCTTTGCGGAAACAGGCTTCAAGAAGCTGTTCGACCTGATTGGCAAGCTTTCCATCGCTCACCAGGACAAGGCCACGAACGTCAAGCTGCGGAATGAATGGGTTGATGTTGATCCCCGCACCTGGAATTCGCAGTACAAGGTGAGCGCCGAGGTTGGCCTGGGGTATGACAGCCGCGAACAGGAAGCCTTCGCCATCGAGAGATTGCTACAGAAATACCTCACCATTGTTCCGATGCAGGGCGACCTCGAGGGTCCGCTGGTGACGATGCCGAAGCTGCATAATGCCCTGGATAAGTACACCACATCGCTCGGCCTGAAAGATGCCGATGATTATTGGGAAGACCCGTCGTCGCCGCAGATGCAACAGGTCATGGCGCAGAAAAAACAGCAAGCCGCGCAGCAAGCACAACAGGCCGATCCGGCCATGGCGCTGGCGCAGGGGCAAATTCAGAATGACCAGGCCAAGGTCCGGGTCGATGCCACCAAAGCCCAGGCCGATGAAGCCTTCCGTCGCGAGAAACTTGCGGCAGACGAACGCATTGCCATGCACAAGATCAACGCCGATACGACAATCAAGCGCGAACAGATCGTTGCCTCAATGAATGAAACGGCGGCGAAGGTTGCCGCGGATGATGCGCGGGCGGCAGCGAACCTCGAAGCCCAGGCCGAACAGGCGCGGGAGAAGATCGAAAGCGAACACTTTGGCCGGCAACTGGACCGCCAGGCCGCGGACGAACGCGAAGAGCGCCAGGCCGGGAGGGATGCGGCCGAAAAGGTTGTGACGATGCAGCTCGGCGAAGATGGTTCGCTGTCTGGGGCGGTAAGCCAAGGCGGCGGGCCGGCGGCGCCTGACGAAGCTAATTGAGATACTGCGCGTGGCGGCGCGGGAAGAACAGGAAGCGGTTTTGATGGCCCTCTTGTTGGCGCTGGATTGATGGCGCGTTTGCCAATGCGGCGGAAATTATGCTATATCGAAGAAGATGTAGTATCCGCCTTCAAAGGAGGAACAAGTTATGGATATGAAGTCCGCTCCTACCGTCAAGAACATGGGTGGCGCCGCAGCGGTGAACACCAATGTTAAGGTCGCTGGCACATCGAGTGAGAAAAAGCACCCGACCGCCAGTTTCAAAGGGGCCGGCGGCAACGTCGTAACCTCTCGGGCGCCGGCAAACTACAAGGCTGGCAAAGGCAACTCCAAAGGCACGAAATACTAAGATGCCCGACGAAAGCCAAAATACGGAAGATCAGTTTTCCGAAGAAGAACCCCAGCTAATCCAGGAACGGGATCGGGCGCATCGTGCCACCACGTTGATGACCGACGCTCTAGTCCGCGAAGCCCTGGACGGAATGCGGGCCAATTACACGGCTGCGCTACTGGCCGCAAGTGTCGAAGAAGTCGATTTGGTCATGGGTACGAAAATCCTTCTCAAGCAGTTGGATACCTTTGAAAACCATTTCGCCGAATTGATGCGAACGGGAAAGCTGGCCGAACATCAGTTGACAGTTATTGCCAACCATCGTGAGGCCGGGGAAGATGACCGACCGTGGTATGCCAGGGACGTTAACCCTGGCGAAGCAATTTAAGGAGCGATTTGAATGGCCGACACCGCACAAGTTGAAGCAAGTGTTGACAACGCGGCTGGACTAATCGCTCAAATGCGTGAAGCACCGGAGCCTGTTCCCTCAACAGCGCCCACCGATGACGCACCCGCCACACCGGCGGAACCACAGGCCGAGGCGGAAGCCGA